GGGGGGAATGCTAAGTCAGCATAGGGCGTGCACAAACCTGACGGAAAGCACGCGCTGTCGATGGGCCACTAAAACTTACCGGCAACGGANTGGGTACCTTGATTAGCTGTGTCCAAAGGGATACAACCAGTAAAGAAACCACAAGACCAATCGTCGGCTGCCTGTCTGAGGAGGAAAAACTGGGCCAAAGGCACCGTACCTCTAATGAACAATCTCAGATCAGAACAATAAGAATCAGTGGGCAATGGATATGTAGCAGCTGTATAAAAGCGATACATCTCACATTGCGTTCTCGAGTATTGAGGCACTACAACAGTGATTCCGCCAGCTATAGTTGGACCAGTAGCAATGGCATATGGATTCATATTGTAAGTGTTCTCACTCGTTGGGGTGAAGAGTACAACAGGGGCCGTACCTAGTGTATTTGGTGCAAGGGCAGCACGCAAATAATCGTTCGGACCATAAGCAGTGAACTTAAGGCCTCCGCGCTGATAATTAAATAGCACGGCGATCATGGAAATATAATCAATTCCCATCTGTATAGGCACAGTTGTGTTATCTGTGGCACTTTTCAATGACACAATTTTGGGTCGGATCGTCAGGGTTGTTTCAGTCCCTGCCGCTCCTCTAAACCAAAAAGGTGCGGATCTCTTCGCTAATGCTCGGAACGAAGTGATCTTCTCGCCAATGCAATAGGCCGCAGGAGCGAGACCTCCATCATTATTTGATAAACCAGCAATGGAGGGAGCTGGTCGCTGGGTTGTGGCACCCTTCTCTTGAGCTTGAATATCTTCACCTAGAGCTTGAGCTTCAAAAATCTCATCATCTCCAGGTTCACCAGAAGGGGCACCAGTGCCAGGGGTATACATGAATGGCTGATACCAATTAGTCCTAGGTACAGCCACTTCGAACGAATCGTCAGTAGCTGCTTCAACCAAGCATACAACGTTTGGTGACACAGTCGTCGGTGCCACCAGCGGATTCAGAACATACACCGCAGCTATACCTATGATCTCATTAACATCTTTGTAAGGCACAGTTGCTGTGTAGGGGATCGTAATCGTGAACTCATTCGACTCACGAAGATCAATAACCTCACGATACAGATAACTAGTTGAAGCAAATAGATCTGCTGTTCCCCTTCCTGGACTAAATGACACTATGTATCTACCAGAGTGAAATTCAGTTTTAACGAACTTGAACGTAAGAACAAATCCAGACCTCCAATATTGAAAGAAATTACTAATGTAAGCCATAGGGCTAGGCCACATAGTTGAAGGACTGCTTGGACTATACGTCACAAAGGAAAGAGGAGACAACTGTTTGCTAAAAACAAGTGTCCCTGACGTCTGGCTCGTGCCTACGGTAAACTGGTCAACGTAGCACGGGATAGAACTCAGATAGTTGAAACTCATCTCATCAACATCTGTGCCTCCAAAGCCAGGTAAAGATTGGACTGCATTATCTGACAGCAATCCAAGATTCGTGTGGGCACTGATCGCATTCACGTTCGCTAGATCGTGTGCTACGTTCAGTTTGGAAAAATGAACATTATTTTGGGCGATTGGGTTCGACCACCCAAAGGCTGCAGCAGTATTTCCAAGAATACTGGAAACCCAAGAAACGTTATTGGCCATTGAAGAAATCAAAGGAACGTCCTTGAACAAGTTTGCCGCACGCGTTGTACGTGAG